ACGAGAGTGTTCTCGGCCGCACCGCATCGGGCACGTTGACGTTGCGCGAAGACGATCTGGGCCTCTGGTTCAGCGTCGCACTACCGGACACCAGCCTCGGACGTGACGCGGCGGAACTGATCCGTCGTGGTGACGTGAATCAGTGTTCATTCGCCTTTCAATGCGTCACCGATCGATGGTCAGGTGGTGGCGCATCGGGCTACGTTCGCGAGTTGCTCGATGTCGATCTGTTCGATGTCGGCCCGGTGACGTACCCGGCATACCTCCAGACATCCGTCGCGGTACGGTCAGGCGTTCGCCTCCCGTCACCACCGGCCGAACGGCCGAGCGTATCCAGTTTGGCGCGCGCCCGAGCACGGGTTCGTGTCGCAAGTTTGTAGGAGCACGTGAGTGTCCACATTGGTTGAACTCCGCGACAGCCGCAACCGGCTGGCGTTGGAGATGCGCAGCATCGTCGAGGATCAGAAGGGTTGGGACGCCTCCACCGAGCAGCGTTTCGACGCCCTCGACAAGGATCTCCAGCAGCTCGACAAGCGCATCGCGGCGATTGACAAGGCCAACAAGCTCGCGGCCGAAGAGTCTGCCATTCGCGGGCAGGCCGTCGAAACCGAGGAGCGCAAGGCGTCTACCACTCCAGGCGCGTTGTCCCCCGAGGCGCAGCGCCGCGCGTTCGACGCGTGGTTGCGCGGGAACGAGGGTAGCCTCGAACCCGAGTTGCGTCAGTACAACCGCCAGCGCGAAAGCCGTGCGCAGAGCGTCGGCACCACCACTGCCGGTGGGTACCTCGTCGCGCAGGAATTCGGCGGGTTCGTCGAAGCGGCCCGTCGTCAGTACGGTGGCATGCTCAGCGTCGCAACCGTCTACCCGACGTCGAGCGGTGCCGACCTGCTTCTGCCGTCTGTCGATGAGACCGGCGTCAGTGGGTCGATCCTGAGCGAGAATTCGCAGATTTCCGAATCCGCGATGACGTTCGGGCAGTTGACCGTCTCGTCCTACATGTACACCTCCGGCCTCGTTCTCGTCAGCAATCAGCTGATGCAGGATAGCGAGTTCCCTCTCGATCAGTTCATCGCGCAGGCACTTGGCGAGCGCCTCGGTCGTGCCCAAAATGCCCACTGGACGACGGGCACCGGGTCAAGCCAGCCGTACGGCGTTGTGGCCGGCGCGGCGTCTGGTAAGGCCGGTGCAACCGGACAAACCACCACCGTCACCTATGCCGACATCGTCGATCTGGTGTATAGCGTCGATGTTGCGTACCGTGGCAACGCGCGCTTCATGACGCGCGACGCGACCGTCGGTGCGATCCGGAAGTTGCTGGACAGTCAGAACAGGCCGTTGTGGGAGCCGTCCGTTCAGGCCGGCCAGCCCGATAGCATCTTGGGCTATCCGATCGTCGTCAACAACGACGTCGCGACGATGGCTGCAAGTGCGAAGTCGATCCTGTTTGGTGACTTCTCGAAGTACATCATCCGCGACGTGTCTGGCATTCAGATCGTGCGTCTCGGTGAGCGGTACGCCGATTACCTCCAGACCGGGTTCTACGGGTTCCAGCGGACGGGTGGGCGCCTCAACGCGGCCAATACCACCACGTACAACCCCGTCAAGTACTACGCCAACAGCGCCTCGTAAGGTTGACGAACGATGCCTGCGCCGACGGATATCTACTGCACCGAGGACGACGTCAAAGCCGAACTCGGGATCACGGACGCCGTGGATAACGACCGGATCAACCGGATATGCCACGCCGTGTCCAGGCAGATCGATGACTTCGTCGGCGCAGACATTCAACCGCTCAGCCAAACGCGGTACTACAAGGCGCGTGGGCCGTGGGTAGTCGAGACTGATCCGTTCACGTCGTTGACGTCGCTTGCGTATGACAGCGCGGGTGATTGGACGACGTACACCACGATCAGCACCGTCTATCCCGGCCCGTTCAACGCGTCGGGACGCTCAAAGCCGTACACGTTTATCAGTCTTGCGCCCAACTCGGCAGCGCTGTTTCCACTGCATGAACGAGGCGTGCAAGTCATCGCCACGTTCGGGTACGGCGCAACCGCGCCGACGGCCATCAAGGAGGCGTGCATCATGCAGGCCGCCTTGGTGTATCGGCAGCAGGTGAGCGGTGGCGCACCCATTCAGGGCGGTGGCGAGTTTGCCGGCCCCATCATTCAGGGTGGCCTGCATCCGATGGTGCGACGGATGCTCGATCCGTACCGCCACGGCGGTGGACTTGGGGCTGCCTAATGGCAAGTCGTACTGCTGGTCGACCAACTGCGACGTGGGTGCCGAAGGGTGGCCTCGTCAAAGGCAGTCGAGCGATCAAGATCGATATCACGGGACTTGCCGAACTCGAACGCGTATTCGGCAGCACTAAGCCGTTGTACGCCGACGCGCTAAAGGCCGTGATAGCTCGATCAACCAAGGCAGGGAAAGAGCGTCTCGCACGCGCTATTCCGCAGCGCACGGGCGCATTAGCAGGGCCACTCGCCACCCGATACTGGGATGTCAGCGGCCCAAAACGTCCACAGATGGGTAGCGTTTCGACTGGAGCGGGCATAGGCGCTAAGGGGTTTCGTTACGGTTGGGCGCTCAATTACGGCCGTCAAATCGTGCGTACAGTGCCCCGGAAGCCGGGAGGCCCGAAACCCAAAAGCACCGATCACGGATACATGTACTCGGCACGTGGTGCTGGCGCATCCGTGACTCGAGCTGGTCAGCCTACGTACGGGTGGATGACGAAGGCGGCGCGATCGATGGGCGCAATCATCACGCGTGATTTACGCAAGGCCGTTCGCGAGATTGAAACCTCATTCGGGCGTGCAGCACAAACTGGACGCGTGTCATGACGGTTGCCGCCGCTCTGACGCAGCTTGGCACCGTCGCGCAGGCAGCGTCCACCTCACTGGGCGTGCGCGCCAACTTGATCTACAGCGCACCACCGGAGCAGATCCCGGCATTCCCGGCGGTGGTGTGTCATTGGGCATCGAGTGCGTTCGATCAGTTCCCGTTCGGAACGACGGCGGCGACGGGGTATCAGCACGAAACGGCGACGATCACCGTCATGTATTTCGCGAATGCGTCGACGCTACCGCGCGCGCATCCGTCCGTGCTGGCGTTCCTCGATGCGTTTCGTGCGGTGATTGCTGCCAATCAGAACCTCAACGACACCGTACGGCAGGTGCGCTTGACGCGCGCCAGCATCGGACAGCTCGATTACAACGGCAACGATGGGTACCTCGGGTGCGAAATCACCTTGGAGTGCGACCTATACCACGCGACGACGTGGGTGGAGGCGTGATAATGAGCGTGACATTGCGTCCACCTGAAGGGGCGGACGTGATCACCATCGCCATCGGCGCTCGGACGTATGTGCCGGGCAAAGGTGGCGCCTGGACGATTGACGAGAACGACGCCGACGATCTGCGTCGCGCCGGGTGGCAGGACGTGCCTACGGCCGATGCGGTGACGGCTGACAAGACGGCCGACGTACCGGCACCGGAGGCCTAACGTGCCAATCCTTTCAACGACCAAAGTACAAATCGGCAAAGAGTCGACGTGGGGTACGGCGGTAGCCGCCACGAAGATCGTGCCAGTGACGTCCGATCCAACGTATGCCAACGAGTACGCGGCGGTGCGCGATAGCGGCCGACGTGGCATCGCGGCGATGGATTACAACCTCCTGCAAGGCGGCGGGCGCGCGAACATCGGCCTGGAAGGCCCGTTGCTGCCCGACATTGCCGGCAATCTTCTGGCGGGCATTCTCGGTACCGTGTCAACGGGCACCGCGACTTCGGGTGTGTATCCACACACGATCACGCTCGGATCGTCCGTGCCGTCGTTGACGGTGGAGGACGCGAACCCGATCGCGTTTCGCAAGTACGCCGGCGCCAAGATCAGTGACGTCAAACTGTCGTTCGCGGCTGCCGACGGCCTGCTCTCGCATTCCACGTCGATGGTGTCCTTAACGGGCGCATCTGGTGGTAGCGCAACGACGGGCCTGACGGCCGAAACCAACAAGCCGTGGATTGGCATTGACACGAGCGTCTCGATTGGTGGTAGCGCGCAAAACCGCGTGACGTCGTGCGAAATCACGCTGGCACGAGCGCAGGAAGTCGTGCATACCACGGGGTCTCGTGATCCGTCGCGCATTGACGAGCAACCCCTCGAGGTCACGTTCTCGATGAGCCTCGATGCCGGCCCGTCGAGCGTCGACGATCTCGCGAAGTACATGGGCACGTCGGGCGCCTTCAACGAGTCGGCCGTCGTGCTGACGTGGACGTACGGGTCGACGAGCACACTGCGGTCGCTTGTGTTTACGGCAACGCAGGCATCGTTCGGCGATGGCCCGGCGACGCGCGATCTCGGCAATGGTCTGTATCAGATCACCCTCAATGGGCGCTGCCTGTACAACACCACCGATGGTGGCCCGTGCAAGTTTGTGCTCAACAACACGCAGACGAGTTACTAACACCATGAGCAACTACGCGAAAGCACTTCGCACCGTCAGGCTGTCGCTTGAGGCAGCCGGAGAGCCGAATCATTGGGTCGACGTCGAACATCCTGAGGCGATGCGGTGGTCGGTCAAATCCCGCATCGTTCGTGCGTCGTCGATCGAGGACGAGTTCAC